TTGGATCTGTTGTTTTAAGTCGAAAAATGTTCCATCGGCCCATTTACTAGAATCTACTGCGCATTCCTGACAGTAATGGCGTGGAATTTTAGAAGAGCGTGGTAATTCTGAAATGATAGTCCACGCAGCTTGCACCTGGCCTTTTGGATTTGTGGCCCCATATTGGTATTTATGGTAATCGCACCATTGGCCTTTTTTGGCATTAACCAGCATCAAGATCATCCCAGTCCATTGTGGCAAGTTCTCCTGCGATAGTTGCGTAGTTGATAATGTCGAAGTAACTATCTTTGTGTTCCGCTTGCTCCGAGATACGACTGACTTTGAGTAGCAGCATACAGATTGCAACCTCGTGAGGGTCGATTGGATAACCCAGATAGTCTGACCAGAGTCGCGAGATTCGAAGCATAGATACATTTGGTGATCCATACTCGATATTTCTAGCGTTCGCAATTGCTTCCGCGCTTCTAAGGATTTCATCTCTCTTCATCGACTCGTATCCATAGGAATACGCATTAATGAACGGCCAGCGTGCCAGCCTTCTCTTTTGCCTCGGTTATAGCCTGACCAATAGGCCGTGAACCCAGCTAGTGGGGGCAGTGTGATGGCACACAATAAACTTAAAGCGTTTAACTCTTCCATAATTACTCCCGTATCTATCCACAAGGGTTTGTGAATAAGATAAGGGTTTCACGCTTGATAGGTTAAATCAACCTCATCGTGGCATATTTTGATAACGATTTGATAACGAAATCTTCATCCATGTTGAGCCATTCGGCTCCGCAGAAGCCTTTATCCATACCTTTTGCCTTCAAACACAAATGAGCCATCTTTTTCAATATGCACGATCGTATTGGTTACGGTCTTTTTATCGACATAGAACACGGCAAACGCTTGTTGCCAGTTAGCCACGCCCTTGGTGTAACCAGCCTTCTTGAAGTCCATAAGGTTGCCTACCTCGACCCCACGCAGAACACGCCCTAAAACGCCCCCAGATGCCTCTGTAAAGGCCGATTGCCCCGCTCTGTGAGTGTGCCCACACACCACGCTCTTTCCATGTTTACGAGCGGCATCTAGGGCTGTTAAACCGGGTGTAGGCTTTACGCTACCCTCATCGCCATGAATGGCTATCCAGTCAGGCGCAAACTCTAATGGCTTGCGATGGAACTTAATGCCCAGTTCATCAAGCTTCATAAACTTCTCAAACTTCAATTCTGGTAAGGCCAGGAATGCCGGGATTTTCTTCATAATCACGTTGTAAAGGCGGTCGGTGTGATTTGACCGAATCATGTCTGTTACCTGTAAGTCCCACAATATCTCGACAGTTGCATCGCGATCACTTGCCAGTGTTTGTTCATACCATCCTGGCGTGCCTTCCGTCCACCTCGACACTTGCGGCAGGTCGATCTCATCTCCAATTGTAATGACTTGGTCTGGTTTGAATCTTTTAATAAAAGCCACAACATTTCTAATTGCGACTGGGTCATGATAGGGAACTTGAAGGTCTGAAATTACTACAACCTTTTTCATAGGCTTTAATCCTCATCATTTTCATAAGGTGTAAAATCTGGATTGTCTGGATCGAAGTCAATAGGTTTAGGTAATATCCAGTCTGGGTAACTGGCTTTGTCCATAATCATGGCCATGCAAATGTCAACACTGAAACCTGCTTTACGCAGTGCCTTGTAGTATTCATTCAAAGAAATACAATAGTTTTCAAGAGGCGTGTAATAGTCCTCTTTGACTTTTGCTCTTCTAGCCATAGTTAAATTATCGCTCTAGGAGTATGTTGTAAATCTCATCGACACGCGAATTGAGTCGCTTAATTTCACCTAGTAAATGAGTAATGACGTAACCGGATAAACCACCGATAACTGAAACTGTCGCTATGTATAGCGTGAAGAAATCTTGCTGGTTCATTTCTTAGGAGTTGCGTATCCGAACACGCCCGCTAGAACCGCCCAAAGAATTGCGCGATAGTCAACGTCAAAGTTAGAAGCTGCCCAAGCCGATAGAAATGCTCCGGCAGTTAAAAAAATAGGGTTCTTGATATTCATTACTCTCCTAGGATTGGTAGTTTGAACTTGCGTTTGTCATTGTCTCCCAGTGCAGTAAAACTGATATGAATATGAGAAGTATGCGCATAACCCCCGTAAGGCCGCCATTTCCAAAATAGAATTGGGCTCGCTATCTTCTTATTGTAAATTACATAAGCCAACCGTTTGTCGGTTTTGCCCAAGATTCTAAGTTGATCTGCCAAATAGTGTGCGTTATTGGCTGCCCCACCAAGGTCAGCATCAACATCGATGGCACGTACAACCCCGGCCGCATCAATAGCAGGATTATGATCCGACTTAGTTGCTGAATGGCGAGCGTCTCCGATCCATCCATCCGAACGCTTATCTCTATCTGGGAAGGCAAGATTTATTTGTCTCCTAAGAGTTTCGGCAGATTTACTTAGCCACGGTTTCATCCAAGTAGTAGTGCGGCTTCTTCGGCAGTTAATCCAATACGATCAAGGATTACTTTACGCGCAGCTTCTTTTGCTTCTGCTTCTGCTTGCGCAGCAGCTTTGACTGAATCGGCTTGTGTTTGGTCAGCGACCTGTTGCTTTAATTCTTTGGCATTTAATTCACGCTCTAGGATTTCCCCAGTTTCGCAGTTTATTATTGATTTCATATTGACTCCTAGGATATTCCGTATAGGCGAATTGTTGTGTTACCTGCGTTAGACATAGTTCCAGAGCCAGCTGTTCTTACGATATTTAATTCAGTAATGGCTGTTTGGCTCATATAAGTGCCTTGACTTACATATTGGTAAAAGTCAGTGGCAGCATCGTTGTAACCATAATTCGCTAACCAAGGTTTGAACTTGGTTGAAGAAGCATAGTTGTCAATTAGAATCTGGCCGGCTGAGTTATTGACGATTCCAGCGGTTGGACAGTCAAAACCAAACATATTACTTCCAAAGTTTGAAGTATCACCTAAAGTTGCAAGAGCGGTAACTGTGCTGATGTAACCTTCTCTTCTTGAATAGTTATTTGCGCTATCTGCGTTACATCTTAGTTGAAATGCAGTGCTACCTGTTGAATGGACAATGCCTGACCAAACCAAGAGCAGTTGTTTGTATGATCCAGAGATAGAAGTAAAATCAATTCCAGTGTTGGCATTAGCCACGACTTCCTGGATTAAAGTTATGCCGCCAGATGATGCAGCTGCCCAAGCTGGAACGCCACCGGATACTGTCAACACTTGACCGCTTGAACCGATACCTAAACGTGTGTTTGTGTTTGCTGTTGACGAACGATATTCAATATCGCCAAGGGTCGTTGATGGGTTAAGAGCTTTAGTGGTTGTGTCAATAGAAGATCCCAAAGTGCGGATTGCAGACGCGCCATCCTTGACCAAATCGGTATCGTTTGGCGTTGTCCAGCCATAGTTTGTAGTAGTTGCCATTAGTTCTCCTTAAGCCACAATTGTAGCATTTAGCCAGTCTAGGGTTGGGTTAATTGTGTTCCATGTTTCAACCGCTGGAACGGAAGTCCATCGGAATGCTTGAAGGCTATAAGCCAGAGGTGAAATAGTTAAAGTTAGTTCCAGAGTGTTGTATCCGGCTCTAAATGTCCAGCCTTCTACGAACCCCTGGAATTCGCCGTTTGCCACGTTTGGTGGTAAGTCAACTATGTTTAATGGCAAACCCATAAAGACTTTGATTAGAGCATCTCGGTCTGTATTTGATAGTTCTGGGCTAGCAAGTTGGTAAGTAATGGAATCAAATACGGCTTGCGGATAAGCCCTAAGTGATAAATAGAAATCTGCTTGAGCTTCTGCATCTGCGGCGTTTTCCAGGGTAGTTGCAACGACTTGGCCAAGTTCTCCGTATAGCGCAATTGAAGTTGCATCTGAATCTGTATAGGTGGAACTTTGATTATGTTTGTATTGAATAGCAACCTTATTGCGAATATCGCCAGAACGGGTAACTGTCCGGAAACCAGCCCCAAGTGCATCATTGGCTGATAAATCTACATAACCATTGGTAGCAAAATACTCTGTGCGATGAGTGCTATCGGCATAAGAGATTCTTCCTTGTGGATCTTCATATAAATAGCCGAGTCCAGAATTAGCAATAAGAGAAGCTATTGAATAGTAATCGGCAGAATTTGAAAATCTTTGATCTAGGTCATAATCGCCTGGGCGGTCAATTTCGCCTAAACCTATATTAAGCGCATCACTCCAAATTTCGGTTGGGTTATATGCTGCCCAAGTTTCGGCTGCTGGAACTTGATTCCAAGTGCCTGAAAGTAAAGTTGATAGCAGGGCATACATTTGGTCGCCGTCTTGGTCTTTTGCCAATACTCCAGTAGTAACGCTCTTAGGCAATTTCGCAAGAGCGCCTAGGGCAGTAATCTCGATGCGCTGGTTGTAATCGACTGTTCCAATTGAATTGATAGTTACCGCTAAGTCTGTAATAGTGCCGCCAAATATAGGCACAAAAGTATTGGTTGAGTCCTTGACTTCGATTGTAACCCCGTCATTGATTTCCATCGGGATAACAGTCTGGTCAAAGTTAAGAATGGCAAGTTGGCAGTAACCAGCGACTGGTTGGGAATAAATATCAGTTCGCCCAGAAGTAATAGTTAAGTTGGCAAGAGTTAGGTTTGTGTAAGTAACTCCATCAACAATAATTCGCCAGACAGGATTCCATTGAGTCATTAAGCAAATGCCCCTGCGCCTAATGATCCACGAGCTTGTGAGCGGTTAAGAATATCCACAATAGTCCGGGCAGTGCCTTCTGTATCAAGAGCGCCGTTTACTGTAATGTTTATTGTGTTGCCGCCACCCATTTTATTATTTGGAATGATTGTTCCACTGGTTGAAGAAGTGAAAAGTTCTGGGCCCTTTTCTCCTACGAGATAAGTGGTTCCGGCCGATACTGGGCCACCGGCAGCGCGACCGCCACCAAATACACCGCCTACGGCAGAAGTTACTGGGTTGTTTCGAACAAAGTTAACAAATGCAACTATGCCACTGTAGGCGCGATCTATGAGATTGACCAAGTTTGAAAAGAAGCCGATAACCCCGCTAATGGCCACGCCTAGAACTTTGAATGCAGCTCCTAGAACTTCACCGATAAACGGGGCAAAATAAGTTTTACCAAAATCATAAACTGCTTTGATAAATTTTCCAAACTTATCTAATTCAGTGGAGTTATTGCTTACTGCCTTTGAGACGTTAGAAAATGCTTCTCTGATGCCTTCGACAATGGGAGTAAAAAAACCAACAACAAAATCATAAACAGAAGTAAGAATTGGCAAAACATTATCCTTAAGATTACCCGCAAACTCGGAAATAGCTGGAATGGCTTTATCTACAAACAATGAAACCATAGGAGTTATAGCATCTAGGATGAAACCACCGACCGTTTCCTTACCTTCATCAAATGCGACTTTAAGTCTGGTCATTTTTCCATTGAAAGTATCAGCCTGAATAGAAGCTTGGTTTTGGAAAGTTGCAGCTAGTGCAGCAGTAGCACCATCGAAATCTTTAGATTTAATTATGTTTTCATCGATGCTAACACCTAAGCGCTTGAGTGCGCCAAAGTTTCCATCATGGGCCTTAGCCAAACTTTCCGAAACTTGGGTCAGCGACTTACCTGTTCCCGCTGCTATATCTAGGGCTAGGCTTTGAAGCTTCTGTGCTTCTGAAACATTTTGAGTTGACCGCACTAGACGATCTAATGAAGGTCGAAGTTCATCATCTGTAACGCCAGTAGCTAGCGAAGTCTGCAAGATATAATCTTCAGTTGCCGCTATTTGGGCATCAGTAGCGCCTGTAACATTCTTAAGCGATGCGGCTAGGCGTAACTGTGCGGCCTCATCTTCTATGGCCGCTTTAACGCCATCTACGGCTAATTTGCCAGCATAGGCAACGGCGGCAGCGCCAGCGGCTAGGAACGCAGCGCCAGCAATTTTGCCAAACTTAGAAATCTTATCCCCGAAGGATTGAACCTCGGATGAACCTTTATTAAGGCTGGCACTTAGATCCTTGACTTCACCAAGTATCGCTAACTTAAGCGTTCTGGAATCGGTAGCCATTATGCAAACTCCTTAATAATCTTTGAGAATGCTTCTTGCCATTCTTTAATAATGTAAGGCTGTGCAGCCTTAAGTGTTGGAAATATAAAATAACCAGCGTTTCCACGCCCTAGGGTTGGGGTTCTTCTTGGGAATTGCTTAAATCGATTAGATCCAAATTCCATTCCACCCCATAGGCTTTTGGTAGTTCCACCGCCAGAAAATCTTTGACTTGCAAACCCAAGGCTAATTTCGCCTACCTTAGAAGTCTTGGAAACCTTGCCATTGTCAGCAATTCGAGTAGCGACTTTTGTAGCTACTGTTCTTGTTCCGGCAGCTTCTTTAATCTTGCCTAATGCGTAATCTGCTAATGCGCCAGATACTTTTTTGGCTTCATCGATAGCAGTCTCATCCATGGCTTTGAAGGCTTTGATTACTTCTCGGATCTCTTTCCGATTGTAAGCTTCAACCTCGGCCTGGTTCATTACGCTCCTTTAATATTTCTATCGCGGTAAGAATGTCCTCGGCAGTTTCCCATTCCCGCATCGGGATATGAGTCGCTATCGCTAACTCGACTAAAAGTCTATTTATACTTCCGCGTTTATGGCTTTTGGGTCATCATCGCCAACTTCAAGATTCGTAATGCCTTCCATCCAGACTTCAAGAGCCTTGGTTGGCTTTCCGGCAGCTTCTCGCTTATAGGCTGAATGAGCAACAAATAGAATGTCCCACATTCCAGAAAACTCCTGAATTGATTTCTTTGTTGCCATTTCCCATTTTGCGAAGTCCGGTGGATAGGCCACATACGTAGCACTATCCCCAGACGCGAACTCGACTGTTATTGACTTTTTCATTTTGCTCCCTGGTTAATTGCTTAAGCGAAGTTTTCGGCTGGAGTGCCAATTACTGTGAATGATAACGATACTGTTTGTGCGCCAGGTGCTGCGCCGCCCGCGCTTGGGAATGCTGGCAGAATTTGGAATGTAAACACTGCACCACTTGCAGCAGTCATAACAACTGTGATTCCAGTGTTTGGTGCTGATTCTGTTGCGTTCCACAAACCTTCGCAAAGTGAACCTGCTACGCCCCAGTCTGCAAGCATTTCAACGTCAAATGTAAACTGATCGTCAGTGTGCTTGTAAGCTTTGCCGTCTAGTGTTTGATAGGTGTCAATTGTTGGGCTATTTGACAAAATTGCGCTTGTTGCTTGGGCATCGTAGTTATTGCCACCAAGAGTAAAGGTGACATCGCGCCCAGTAATTACTGTTGTTGGCATTTGGTTTTTCTCCTTAGTTGGTTTGCGTGTAGTAGGTGGACACGCTTATATCTGCGACTAGCAAATTGCTGGCTCCTACTTGTGTAACTGTTGGTCGTTGAACTGCTCCTACTTCATATCCGGATGGAATTGCAGAAACAACACTTATGATGAGCTGCTCGATATTGTCGAGAGAAGCCGGGTTGCTGTTGTAAGCAACGCAGACTGTGATTGTGTAATTAAGTTTGCAGTGAAAAGATGATTTTCCAATTGTGTCAAATTCGATATATGGTGAATCCGGAACTACAACAACGGCAGGTGGAATTACTGCCTCTGGAACGTATGCGTAAACATTGCCAGCAACGCCAGCAAGTGCAGTTGCCAACGGTTGCCTAACGGATGAAAGGATCGTTGATGCGGTCATTGAACAATTGACTCCACATCGATATAAGGCCCTAATAGCCCAACGCAGCGGTTAAATAGTGAGCGCCCCATCCGATACGGAGTTGGTGTGAAATCCACACCTTCGATTTGGCCACCAGGAGCGACTCTGGATTGAAAGACTTCAACTGAAACAACCAAGACTGCTGATTCGACTGCTGAAACTCCAACATAAGTTGAAGCGCCTGAAAGTGTGGCAAGGCCGGATGGAATTACATTTTTTGGAAGAACATCTGCGTTAGTTAATGCAACTGAGAATTCGTAATCTGAAGGAACGGCAGTGATTGTAAAAGTGCCATTGAATGGTGATCCGCAACCAGTGATTACAACTGATTGGGTTAAAGAAAACTCGTGAGCGCCTAGCGTGTGAAATGTGGCCACATTATCTTCTAGTTCGACTGCATCGATTGGTTGGGCATATCTCGTGAGCATAGGAAGAATTACCTGCTCTGCGGTGTCAATAATATCTGTCAAATAAGCATCATTATAGAGAGCGGAAGATACGCCGAGAATGGAGCGCAATTCAGCGACCGAAACAATTGAAGCCATATCTTCCTCTCTATAACGACTGGGGGAGCCGGGAGCAACTCCCCCATGATTAGTTTGTTATTAGGCTACTGTTAGCTTACGGAAAGCTGTTGGGTAGCGATTTACGACTGCGCAATATCCGTATAGGCCAATTTCAAGCTGACCATTTGCAACTACCGCAGTGCGAAGTTGAATTTGGGCGGACTCATGGAATCGCATTGCTGCTGATGGGTAAACAAGAGCGAACTTATCGCCTGTGTAGTTTGGATCAACAACAAGTGAAAGTCCTGCGACTGTGCCTTGTGTTGAACCTTGAGTAATTAAACCGCCAGCGTTTTGTGGAACTGCTGCCGCGAATAGTGGGCGATCGTTGCCATCTTCTGCACCAAGTAGGTCTGCGTATGAGATTGAACCTGCTGCGGTTGGGTGAACTACTAGGCGGTTTGGTGTAAAGCGCATGACTCCATAAGAATCTGCAATACCATCTGCAATTGCCTTGTAGATTGAAGCGCCTGATGATCCAACTGCACCATCGCGTGCTAAACCAAGTGCATAATCATCTGTCTTTTGTGCGTATGACGCAGCGAGTTCACGAATATATAGGTCGAGGAAGCTCGGATCTGAGCGGTCCACGAGTTCTACATCGAGGATGCCAGCACCCGCAAATTTGACCACGTTATCTTCTTGGAAAGTTACGGCTGTGTCTGTTGAAGAGAATTCAGCTGCTTCAGCTGTTAAAGCTACTGTTGCCTGAGTTCCTAGCTTAGGTGTGAAGATTTTCATTCCAGCGGCTGGAAGTGCAGCGCGCTCGATTGAATCGATGAATGGGCGTGAGTTGTCGATGATACCGATAACGTCGCGTAGGTAGTTAGGTGGAACCATACCTGTGTTTTCTGCAACTGTTGCAACTTGTAGTGCTGCGACTAGATCACGAGCATCTGAATCGCCGCGTGATGCAGCTAGTTGAGCCTTTGCAAATTGACCAGCGGTAACATTTAGGTTAACGCGTGGAGATGAATACATAACTGGCGCTGATGCGCTAACAGTTACTTCTGACTTTGCAGCTTCTACCGCTTCGGTAGTTACTGACTCTGAAACGGTTTCGGACACTAGGTCTTCTCCTTCTGGTTTAATATCTGAATCATTTGATTCAGAAACTTCTGTCTCTGTCGCTGCTACTTCTGTAACACGAGCAGAATCAATTGCTGGATCTGTAACTAAACTTGTTTCTATCATTTGAGATGATGAAATAACCATTGCACCATCTACGTTTTCCCATTCGTTCAATTTAATACCGACTGAAAAACCATCGCGCAAACCTTCTGCGGCCTCTAGGAGACTATCGTCGCCCGCGATTGTTCCAGCAATACGAAATGAAGCCTCAATTCCAAATTCAGTAATTTCGTAACTGGAAAGTTTTCCTATCGGCCTTGTTCTGTCATGCTCAAGCAAAAGCTTTACGTTCTTAGGAATTGTGATTGAGTCTTTTGCGAAAACTGTTTTGCCAGCAGAAGTAAAACCTTCTTCGCCCCAGGTTACGATGCGGCCTGTAAGTGTTCTGGTTTTTGTATCAGCAGCGGTTAAAGTAACTGGGAAATTTACTTTCATTTAAGTAGATCCTCTTCTTCTCGGATTTCTTCAACGCTCATCGCGCCGATTCTGTTTAGGATTTCGTAAACTTGCGCACGTTCTAATGGGTTGCCACGAAGGAATTCATCTAGTGAGAAACGCACATAATTGCCAGCGGGCACAAAGTCCGGTTGGCTTAGGCGCTGCTCGATGGCGAGAAGAATGTTGCGACCGCCGAAATCGATAAGGCTGCGACGCTCATTTATGGCGTTGGAGTAGGTCATGCTTGTCGATTCAGCGGAAGCAAAAAAGGCCGGAATGTTTAATGCGCGGCATAATTCAAGCGCCACATATTGGCGAGCCTCGTTCAATTGTAATTTGTTTGGATCAATACCCATTGCTTGTAGTTCAACGTCAGCATTTAAGAATGCAGTGCTGCGATTAGTTCTAGCGATACGCCATGATTCGAGAAGCTTGGAAATTCTTTCAGAAGTTAGGTTTGTGCCATTAGATTTAAGAACCATCATTGGAACTGGTTCCTTGGCAAATTGTTCTGCCGCATTTTCTAACGCGATAGCCGCCCGGATAGTGCGGCCAGCACGATTTAGGAAACCTTCATCAAGTCCGTTGAATACAACGAGCGAGCCCACGCCAAATGGTGGGACTTTTTTATTATCGACTGAGTAGCCGATGATTTCTGTTCCAAGTGGGTTTAATTCTGGAAGAACACGATCAGGAGAAATGCGTGTCCATTCTTGAATGCGTCCGTCCGCATACATAGACATAATCATTCCGTAAGACACGCCTAGAAATAATAAATCTTCCGCAACGTAGCTGTAAATTGCAGAACCAGGAACGCGTGGATCTGGTTGGTTAATTACTTTGTTTGGTTCAACGTGTGAACCATTTGATTTCAAGTATTGTTCTAATGGAAGTGTTGCAAGAGAACACAAAATGTTTCTGCCGCGAGCAATTGTTGGAACTGCCATTGCAGAAGCTCTTGATGCAGTTGATACCGGATATAACCAGTTATTGATTAGGCCATTGTTTGGCGCTGGATACGCAGCGGCATCTACTGTAACTGGCGCTGGCGCAGTGGTTGGAAGAAAGAAGTCTTTGATTCCCATATAGTGGATAAGTATATCACTATGTGAGATTAGCCGATAAAGATGTCCACTTCCGTTTCCGGTCGTGTCGCGAAGTGGGAAACCATCGCCATTGCAACGGCCGCGCAAATTGTGGAGTTGGAAACCTTACGGCCTAGATACCAACCCCCATCTTTGAATGGAAGTTTGACGGCAGATAGAACTTGCTTGGTAAATTCTTCTTGGCGTTTGTGGATCAGTCGTTCTGAGGTAATCGCAGATTGCATCTCATCACAAGCTTGGCCATATAAGGCCCCATCAATTGGAGTGGTTGAAATTCCGGCTGGAGATAATCTCGCAGCTACCGCTCCGGCGGTTTGCCTAGAGTATGCCACTGTTGTAGTTGGATATTTGCGAACCCACACTGCTAGATCATTGGCAAGAGCCTTATCGTCTATCGCTACCGCGTTTTCCCATGTCTGCAATAGAACCACGACAAATTTATCTCCCTTTTGTTGGCCGGCTATTAATGCCGCAGCTCTTCGGTCTGGAGATAAGTCGATAGCCATCCAGGTTTCTTGCTCCTGGTCTAGTTCTGCCGACTCATCCCCACACGCATCCCAGAGAGACGGATTTATTGCTGGGTTTATCTGGGAAACCCATTGACATAAAACTTCTGTTCTTACAATTGATTCTTCATCGTTAAGAATGGCCCGGAGATTGTCAGGATGAACTGTATATCCAAGGCTTGGGTTTGAATATCTAACCGCTTCCCAGAATTCAGGTGTGTCGCCAATTTGAACTTCCATTGGAGCCGACCATTCGAACCAACCTATCGGATCATCAGAACCAGCGGCCGCAGCTAGTCCACGTTCCCGCATTCTGTTCAAAACTATTGAATGCTGATCTCCGGCGTTCGAATAAAGAATTGCCATTGGGTTTTTCGAAGCCATCTGGGTAAATCGAAGCGATGCCCATACTTCCGGGTCTTGATATTCTCTAACTTCATCCAAGTGGATAACATCTGGCGCAGCGATACCGCGAGAAGCTGAGTTATTGGCCCGAACCAAATATCTAGCCCCATCGATAAGTTTGATTTCCTGCGATCCTTTAGTTTCATATTTTTTGGCAAACATCGCAGCCAATTGAGGATGGTTCTGGATAATCTCATCTATCTTCCAGAAGATTTCAGAAGAAGTTGTCAGCTTGTGAGCAGTGTGAACTTGTAATTTCTCACCTAACTCGAACATGCCCCACAAGATTCGAAGCGCCAGGAACGTAGATTTACCTTGCTGCCTGGCTACGAGAACGCCTACTTCGGAATGATACCAACGGCCATCTGGCTTGACCCGGTGCATCTCTATGGCCAGAAGCTTCTGCCAAGGAAGCAATTCGAACCCGATTTTGGCGCAAAAGTCAATCATTTCCTGCCCGCGTGAAGGTAAATCGACTGGTTTTGACCGAATACGCGGTTCTGTCGCCCCTAGGTAAGCCCCATCAGGGCTATTTAAGGCTATCTGGTCGAATGATGTCATGACTTAGGGTATCAGGCCTGATAGTGGGTAATGCTGTCGTTTTTGGGGGTAAACAAACCAA